CCCGGCCCGTTGAGGGCGCGCTGAAGACGTGCCGCGCTGTCATCAACATTCAGCCGGATGGTGAACTGGTGCCGCAGAAGCTCCGCCTGCACGCGCCGGATCTCACCTCGGGAGATGTCCAGGCGCGTCGGCAGGCGAAGAGGTGTGGTGCGTAGCTGAGTTCTCAGCCGCCGCATCTCGCCGGCGCGAGGAGCCAGGGTCACCGGGACAGGGATCGGGCGACGAGTGATCTGGGCCCGAATGCGAGACAACTGATTGCGGGCCAGGGTGGGGCGGACGGAGACCGTCAGCGGCGGGGTGCGCAGCACCGTCCGGAGCTGGGCCTCGAGAGAGGCGCGGAAACGGGTGACGTCGGCGGTGACGGGGACCCTGGCCGCGTCTCGGATGCTGGTCCGGATTGCGGCTAGGTCAGCTCGCAGATGCCCCGCGAATCGAGTCGTGTCGGGCCTGACCGGGACACGGACCTGGGTACGGACTCGGTCGAGTTCCGCCTGGAGGTCTCGGGAGAATCCCACGGTGTTCGGTGAGACCGGGACATCCACGGAGCTGCGCGCACCCGCGATTCCCGCTCGCAGGCGGGACGTGAAAGTCCGCATGTCCGGGCTGACCTGCACGCGGACTTCGGTGCGAACCCGAGCAAGACGCTCATGCAAGTCCCGAGAGAAGGCAGAGACATCCGGCGAAATCGGTACTCGAACTGTGCCGCCGGAGGCTGACAGGCCAGCACGGAGGTGAGCAGCGAAGTCCCGCATGTCCGGGGACACAGGCACATGGACCTGGGCCCTGACTCGAGTAAGCCGCTCCTGCAGGTCGCCAGAGAAGCGTGCGGCGTCGGGAGTGACACCCACCTTCACCCGAGCTCGGACTGAGGCGAGGCGGGCCTGCAGCTCCTGACGGAACCCGTCCACGTCAGGCACAGCCTTGACCTGTACGCGCGCTCGTCGCTCAATACGGTCGAGGTATTGCTGCAGGCTGGTCGCGAAGTTGCTGGTATCCGGGAGAACTCGCGCTGCAAGTCGTGCGATCTCGCGTCCACCCGGACCAGCCACGTCAGTCACCCGCCTTTCGTGATCGCCTCTGACCTGCGGTACTTCATGGGCAATGGCCGTGCAAGGGGATGGCTTGAGAGGTCCAGCGCCTTGCTGCGGGCGCGGCCCGTGGGTCCGTCCGGGCGCTCCACTCGCGGTGGGCGCCTCACGGTCTTCTTGCTGTTGGCCGACGCGACAACCCATGCGGTGTCGTGCTCGGCATCGACTGCCGCAGCGGCCAGGTACGCGGCGACGGTCCACCCCCGGTGGTGCCGCCCTCCGCGCATCTGTGCCTGCAGAGCCGAGTCGTCGGGTAGGTGCTCGACCAGATCGAGGACACGGCGCGGGGCAAGCCGGCCCCTCCACACGTCAGCCAGGTCCAGGCCGTACATCTGGAGGTCGGCGCGGAGTGCGGCGCCGTGTCCTTCGTCGATCATCCGGCCGAGCTGGATGCTTCCGGGAGCTGGGTTCCTGCCTGCCACTTCTCCACTGCCAGGAGGTAGAGGGCCAGGTCCCAGGTCTCCATCTCGGCTGACAAGGCGGCCGGGTTGTCGCAGACGAGGAGGAGGAGGTCCCGGGTGACCTTCTTCTGCTTCTCGAGCTGGTCGCTGGTCTCGCCCTCGATGTCGCTCAGCGACTCGATGAGAACGGCAACGCTCTTCTGTGCTGTGTCGTCCAGGCGCAGGATGTTCCGCAGGGTAACGGTCGTGCCGTCGTCGAGGGCGATCGGGAGTCCCGGGTAGCGGTCCTCCGCCTCCTCGCGCAGGGCTTTGATGCTGGTGGCGTTGGCCATGATGTGGTCCCTCCATCAGGGTCAGTGGTCCCGGGATGAGGCCTGCCGCCCGGCGGGACCGGCCAGGCGGCAGGAGTTGATGGTCAGCTGGACGAGGCAGGCAGGATCGATGCCCATTCGCCGATCGCGCCGTCCAGCAGGGAGGAGCCGAGGAAGGTCCCCGAGATCGGGAAGGAGAACCAGTTCTCGACGTCGAGCGAGATCGCGTCGGAGCCGAGGAGGCTGACACGCGGGTGCCACAGCGGCACGAAGCTGGATCCGTCGACGAGGATCATCAGCAGGGCCTTGACCTGGGGGGTCGGCGAGGCGGGGATACGGAAGGAGCCGTCGCCCTGGAGTGCCTCCGGCCCCGCACCGAAGTACAGCTGGTAGGTGTCCGACGTCGCCTGGATGGACTGGAACGTGAGTCCGTAGGTCACGTCGGGGTTGGTCTGGCGGAGCTTGGCGTTCTGCCAGGAGCCCAGCGTCGTGGGGTCGTCGCCCTCGCGCGTGAACTCGGGCATCTCGTCCCGGTTGGTGTGGCCGAGGTTCGACCAACCGTCTCCAGGGTCGAGAGGGTCGGTGACCGTGGGCTTCTCGGTGTCCGGGTCGGCCAGGTAGATGTACCCGGTGCCCGGAACGATCGCAGCGTCGTCCTGCAGTGCCATGAGGGTTCTCCAATCGCCCGTCGGGCGCGGTGAGGCCGCTGGTCCCGAGCGGCGAATGGAAGGTGTTACAGGAGGGTGGGTCGGGTGGTGACCTGGTGGGTGCACTCGTAGCGGTAGACGCCCGAGTGGTTGAGCGCGGCGTCACCTCCCCGCTGCCAGAACGGCGCGACGAGCTCCGCTACGTACCGGCTCAGGTAGCCGCCATCGGCTGCGAACTGGCTCTTGCAAGCGTCTCGCAGTGCCGGTCCGGCCTGCCGGGCGAGGAGAGAAGCGCCGGCCCGGTCGGTGGCGACAGCGGTGATTGCGATCGTCGCCATTCCCAGGCCCCGGATGTCGAGCGCGCCGGAGCCCGGGGTGACGCGGGCGCAGAGCAGGGGCAGCGAGTCGGCCCATGTGCCCGGCATGACCGAGACGACGGTGACACCGTCGGAGAACACAGAATCCAGGGCCAGGCGGACCAGTTCGCCAGCGTCGGGCAGGACTGGGGTGGGGCTCATGAGATGCCCGCCTCGAAGGCGTGCACGCCGTCCACGAACGTGCCATTCGGGGCAGTGTGGCCGTAGTTCTTACTCAGGGCGTTCGGGTCGTCGGAGTAGATGACGCAGTCGGTTGCGCCCGGATGCACCTTGAAGGAGCGCGCGAACTGGCCGGAGTCCTGCCTGGTTGCTGCCACGGACCGCATGCGGTCCGCCCGGTCTTCTGCCAAGGAGCGGACTTCGGCGCGGACCTCGGGCAGGTGCGCCAAGTAGGACTCGAGATTGCGGTTGACCTGGGCCACGGCTCACCTCCTGCGGATCAGGGCGACGTCGTGCCTGACGCGCGACGAGCCGCGGTAGTGCGAAGGTTCGCCGACAATGGTGAAGTCCCGGTCGCGCCAGCGCACGCGCGCCCAGGGGCCAGCCGGGAGGGAGCGGCCGAGCACCCGATAGGTGGTGGTGTCCTGGTAGCCGTCGGCATCGGATGCGGTGGATCCTTGCGGCTGAACTCGGCACTGGACGGTGACTGGAGCGAGTTCCAGCAGCGTGCCGTCGGACTGCATCTCACCCGCGGGGTAGATGACGACGCTCTCGGTACCCCGGTCGAGGAGGCTCACCCGGCCACCTCCTCCACCGCATCGCACCAGGAGGCCAGCTCCTCAGCGGGATCGAGCTTCTTCGACCGGGCGCTGGCCTCCATCGACGCCTTCGCCCATGCTCCGGGTTCGGCCAGGAGACGGCGGATCGCCTTCTCCCAGTCGTCCGGGCTGCCCCGGTCCAACAGGAACCCCGCCCCTCCGAGACACTCGGTCAGGCCGGGCGTCGGGTGCGCGAGGACCGGGATGCCGGAGGCGCAGGCCTCGGCGGCGACGCGGCCCCACGACTCATATTCGGACGGGGCCAGCAGGACCCGCGTGCGCGCGTACACGTGATCCCGCATGCCCGAACCCGGGATGTGGGCCAGGACCTCCACGTTCGGGAGCCGCTCGACGATCTGGTCACCGTAGGAGCCCCGGACGCCGAGGAACTGCACGTCGGGCATGCGTCGGGCCAGCTCCCAGAAGAGGGGGGCGCCCTTGTTCTCGTTCAGGTTGATCAGGGTCACGCGGTCCCCGGGCGTGGTCCGGTAGTCCTCGGCAAACACCGGGGGCCTAACCACGAGAGACCGAGCCGGCGGGACGTACTGGCCGTCGGTGTAGAAGTCCCCCGCCGCCTGGCGCATCCACTGGCTGTTGTAGACGGCCAGGTCGACGCCTGAGGCTTCCTCGAAGGTCTGGGCGTGCGTGTTGTGGCACACCGAGATGACCGGCACCCCGCCGCTTGTGGCCGCCTCCTTCGCAAAGGGGACGCCTTCCAGGTGCGAGATGACCACATCGGCGACCGCACCCAGAGCGCCGGCTGACCGGGAGGCCACAGACGCCGGCCACACCTGCACGCCCTGCAGCTCGTACCGGCCCCAGAAACTGGAGCGGCGGAACAGATGGACGCGCACGTCGTGACCGCGCGCCACCAGGGCCCGCAGCATCGAGTGCGTCATCCACTCCGCGCCAGCGTTGTGGTCCGGCGGGTAGCCGTGTAGCCGGGCCACCACCGTCAGCCGCTTCACCGTGGCGCCCCTGGATCACCCGGTGAACCCCAGGGCAGGTACTCCGACGAGCCGACGACCGGGGCATACCAGGTGTCGTCGACACGCCACGGCCGCTGAACCTCAACCGACACCAGGCCGCCGGATCCCGAGAGCCTCTCCAGAACCTTGATCTCGGAGTCCGTCAGGCCGACACCGGTCGGCAGAGAGGCGGGCAGCTGGTACTGGTAGCTGCCCTCCATCTCCATCCGGTAGCCCTCGGGGTTGCGGACCCTGCGCTCGGCGGCGGCCAGCGTGATGCTGACCGCGACGTCGGGCGCCTTTGCCGGGTCCGGCCACGGCAGGCCATAGGTGCGCACCAGCGCGGAGGCGTCGACGAGGGCCGCCTGGCCGAGCGTCAGCTCATCCCCCGCCAGGTTGCGCCCGAGCCGGATCTCCAACTCGGCCACGGTCGCGAGCGGCTGAGCAGCCATCGTCCCACCCCTTTACGATCCGGCGCTGGCGAGCTCGAGCTTCACCGCGCGCACCAGCTCCAGGTTCTCCGGGTCCCCGGCCGCCGCGGTGTTGTCGCGGACGACCGCCGAGCCGACGAACGTGTTGAGGACGGACCGGTCGCGCAGGCGCATCGGGTCGTAGTCCCGGATCCACCGCATCGCGATGCCCTGGTCGGACATCGACTGCCCGAAGGTGACGCCGGCCGGGATGACGGGGGCGCGCATGGCGAAGATGAACGCGGACCGGACGAAGGCGTAGGCGGTGCCAGGGTCGATGGCGTTCGAGCCGACGACGGTGAACCCGGCGTACCGGCCGATCGTGGCCTCGCGCAGCGCCCCGTCGCTGCCGGACTCGTCGACCCTCTTCAGGAGCTCCGAGTTCAGCATGGCCGCCTCGACGTCGGCGCCGACGAGCAGGACGCGTCCGTCGCGCGGGACCTCGGCCTTGTTGAGGGCTGTGCGGGCGGCGACCGCGGCCTTGAAGGGGTTGTCCTCGTCGATGGTGACCGTGGTCGCGTAGGTCGCGCCCTCGATCGTGGAGACGAGGAGGTCCTCGACCGCGCGGGCGATGGCGTAGGTCTGCGGCGCCAGGACCTGGGTGCCGAAGTCCCGGATGTCGAGGGTCAGCTGCTCGTCGGTTACCGCGACGGCCGAGTAGATGTCGTGGTTGAGCGTGACATCGATCTTCGTCTCGGCGAGCTCGTCCAGGACAATCTCCGAGCTGCGGTTGTTCCTCCACCCATACTCGCGTGCCTCGAGACGGGCGGGCACACGGATCGAGACCGTGTCGTTCTTGGCGCCGGCGAAGTCGCTGATCGCATCCGACCAGACGAGCCGCGGCAGCATGACCTCGCGCTGCAGCAGCCCGAGCGACGTCGCGGTGATGACCTCAGGCTTGAGGAAGACGTTTGCCATGGGTTAGCCCCTCCTCGGGGTGCGCCCCGAGATGGGGGCGAGTGGGTCAGTGGAGCCGCGGGATCTGTTCCGCGAGCTTCTGGGGGTTGAGTTCGGTGGGTGTGTCCGTCGGGTCCAGGCCGCCACGGCCCAGCCCGCCACTGTTGCCGCCGAAGTGGACGGCGAGTGCCTTCGCG